GAAGGATAATTTAACTCGACTTCAAAATATGTAACTTCCATGTTTTCTAGCTGGGGGAAATCTAGTGGACGTTCTTGTATTGGAGTCTTTTTACCTTTAGACATATTAGCAACACTATACTTTTCCAAGCAAGTTTTAATGCTTTTTTCACAGCCTTCTGGTAGCTCTCCTGCAATACCTATTTTAAAATTGTAAGTCTTTTTAGACTCATTTAATATTTCTTGAAATCTTGTTTCCATTGTACATATTTCCCGTTATATGTTATTTATCTTTATCGAGCCCTTTAAGTCTCTCTAGTAGGCTGTTGCGATCAGTAACTACATATCCTTCGCCACTAATTATACCTTCGTCTGAGCCACTATCTTTATCCATTTTTTCTTTTTTAAGTTGTAGCTCAATCATTTTTAGTTTTTTATCTAGTTTAGCAGTTTTGGCATCTAAACTAGTTTTAAGCATACTACCAGCAACTTCAAAAACACGACCACTATAGCGACTTTCAACATTCATGCCTAAGTCCATTAAATCTTCATATGCTGTTAAAGCACGTTGGGCAATATCTTCTAATTCAGAGTCTGCTTTGTCACCTAAGCCTTTTACTTGCGGTAATGCTTTAGAAATTTTATCAAAGTCTTCTATATCGCGAAAACTTTCTTCATGTGCGAGTTCGTGTTTAGCCTGGGCCTTTTCTTGTGCTTCGGCTTGTTTGATAATCTCTTTAGAGTCATCCATGTTAAGCAAATCTTCTAGTTTTTTAGTCATAGTCCTTTACCATTATATGCTACTATTATTTATCGTCGCTTGCCGTTGTGAAAAATATCTTGTTCAGTTATAATTCTAAAAAATATGCCTTTTTGTTTACAATATGCTCTTGCTGCTTCCCACTTTGCTTGATTAACTATCCAAGCAGCTTGATTAGCTCTACTTCTACCTAGTTTTTCTTTAAGTGTTTGATTTTCTGGCTTTACTTCTATAAGCTCTACACGTTGTTTGCCTTTTCTATCTGCATATGCAATAAAAAAATCAGGTACGTATATTGTATGTTTACCAGTTAGTGGATTTCTATATGGAATTTTAATTGCTTCTGATGCCCATTTTGCAACACTAGGATGTTCGTCACAAAACTTCATAAATGTAAATTCCCAACTTGAACGATAAGTTGGTGTCTTTGTGCCTACATACTTCTCAGGATTTTTGAGAGTAAATTTTCCTTGTGCAAATCGACCCATGACATTTTAGAAAATAATATTTCTCTTCTCAAGTTTTTCATATTTAGATGACACTTTAAATCCAAGTGTGCTTGTTTTTTCTCTACTATAGTTTAATATATTAGTAACAATATCACTTAGTTGTGTTTTGTTTAAACCTTGTAAAGTGTCAATTAACTGAAACACTTTAATATTATCAATTTTTGCTTGAGTTAATAATGCTGTTGCAACTGCAATAGCACTAGTTTTTTCAAAGCCTCTTTTTTCAAAAAAACCAATTACGGCGTCTACGTCATTTGCAGGATAAGATACTGACTGTGTAAGATACTGATCAAAAAATTCTTTTACTTCTGAAGCACTGTCGTTAGATTCGTATTTTGGTAAATTTCCTGCTGTATTGGCCATTATGTATTTCCTATTGGATTTTTCTGTGCAGCAATAGTATTATTGCCAGATTGTGTTTCAACGTATTTATTGAGTAGCTCGTTGGCTATAGACACCATTTTGGGATCTTCTTTATCTAATAAAGCAAATACTTCTGCTTGAATTGTTTCTTTTTCGTTTACTGTTAAAGAATCATATGCAGTCAAACTTTGTGCTGCACCTACAGAAAATGCAGTAACTGATCCTGCAGCAACCCCTAGTGCAACTGCGCGACTAGCAACTTTATCTCTTAGTTCGGCATTTTCATTAAGTGTAGTTGTAATTGTAGTAATTGGTAATTGTTTATTAGTTTTTTGTGTAGTTATTGCTTCTGCTTCAGTTACTTGCGAACCATTTCCTCCTGACTTAGGAAAACTTGTATTTGCTAGTCCACTTACATTTGTACCTGTTGCTGTTCTAATTGTTTGTCCTGCAACTTGGAATGCTTCATTACGTATTCCATCTTTTGTAAGTGTTTTTGCATTTCTAACAGTACGTGCTGCTGTTAGAATTGTTCCTAAATCTGCCTTGCCGCTTGCTATATCACCTAGCACACTAACACCACCTGCAAGTACGCCCGAACTTCCAAATAGGCTAGATGCACTACCTGCACTAATAGGACTAGGTGTCGAATCGTAATGTACACTTCCAAATCCTTTTGGAGTACTACCTTCTTCAATTGGACCATCTGCATAGAATACTGTTTCGTATGCTACAGTCATTGAACTTTGCGTAGGTTCAGCACTTACACTATTATCTAGTGTATCATGTTGCCAACCTTCAATAATTGGATTAACAAGAGTCATAGTTAAGTATTGATGACGTGCAAGTTGACTAATTTGTATGCTAGTAAAGAAAGGTTCAAATTGATTATTGTCTAAACCATATCTATATGAATTTGCATCACTTCCTTTGTATGTATTAAATCTATCATAAGGACGAGCACTTTGATTTGGTGCGCCTGCACCATCTCTGCTGCCGTATGTGCCATCTGCAAAATAATAGTTATAATATGCTGTCCATAATTGTGTTACAATACTATTATTATCATCATGGAAAGTAATAGTACAAGGACTATAATCTATTCTAGTTTGTAGGTTCTTTTTACGGTTATATTTGTTTTTAGTTTCTACTTGTATATCAAACTTTGGCATAGTTATATTTTTTACAAGCATATTAACTTCATTACTATGTCGTTGTACCCATCCTGGTAAAACTTTGTTTACAACATTATCATTTAAGTTAAGAGTACAATGAAAAAGAAACTTTTGCTTAGGAGCAAGACGAAAATTATCATCAGTAAATAGTCGTGCAGCATGAGTCCAATCGCCCATGTTACCTTTAGGTGCTAATGCACCATTAACTAAATTATCAAAAAAACCATTGAATATATTTGCCATACTAATATTTATCCAATGTAATAAAGTGCGTATATAAAGAAATAGGGGCTCGAAGCCCCTAATTCAGTTTGACGTGTTGACTTAAAAACTAATATTAACCAGTTACTTGCGGAATAGATGCTACAACTTTTCCGAACGCACCGCCTACACCAACACCTGCGTTTTCGCCTGTTTGGATAGCGTTATCGTACTTAATAGTAAGTGAAACTGTTGCTGGCTCGTTAGCACTGTATGCTAGTGAGTTATAGTTTGCACTTTCCACATAACAACCGTATAGTTCAAAAGTTTCTAATGCGCTTACTGCATTGTTACCATTACCACCGTCTAGAACTTCAATTCTAGTTACAAATTTATAATCTATACCAGATGCTGCACTTGATTGTTCCATGAAGTCGAACTGTCTTTGTAACTGTTCGCCAACTAGTCTTGAAACTTTTCCTTCTGCATCATCTCTTAAGTTTAATGTAATAGCTTCCCAGGTATGTTTACCTGCAAGATAAACTCTTGAGTTATATACGTCAACAGTCATTGTCTCGAAGCTCACGTTTGGTCTAGTAACATCAACAACTTGCTTAGTTAATTCAGTAACTTCGCCCGCCGAAACACCAAAGTTCTCCAAGCTCACTCTAAAGCGATATTGAAGTTTTGGCATAAGCAATCCTTGCGATGAAGGACTGCTATCGGTAGCCAATGGTACTGTGATTCTTGATAGTGATGAAATAGCCATTTAATTTGCTCCTATGTTAATATTATTTATCATTTTTACAAGCCTGCTATTTCCCCAGTATTTTTCAAGCGTAGTGGAATGTAAATAAATTCAACTGCTTTAACTGGCTCAATCGCGATATCTAAGTATAGCTCGTTTCTATCTATACGTGCCGGAGTGTTGTTGCTTTCGTCACATACAACTAGGTAGTCGTATAGTGCTCTTGCTCCAACTAGCTCTAGCATTAAACTCTCTGCTGCCTGTTTGATCTGATCACGTGTGATCTTATCATTTGGCTCAAAGATATATGGTTTCGCTAGTTTGTTCAACTGTCCACGTAAGTAAATTACTAAACGTGCTACGTTGATTCTATCTAGTGAACTTGCGCCTCTTGCACGAGTCTTTTGACCGTATGCAACTAGGCCTGCTCCATTGATAAATGTAATCGGGTTAACGTTTACACTGTACAGTGTGTCACGTTGTCCTTCGTTAAGTGCAATGCTTACAAATTCGCCTTCGCCATCAATATAACCTGTTGCTGTTGCGTTTGTAATACCACCGCGTCTTGTACCTGCTGGTGCAAACCATGGATAGCTAACTTGATCACTTAGTGCAATAGTACGTAGCATCATGTGACTTGGAGGAACAACAACATTGTTACCTGCGTTGTCGCTTGTAAAGCCCCATGGGTAGAAGATACCTAAGTATTCATCTCTACTTACTAGTCCGTCATCATTGTCTTCAACTGCTAGTGCAACGTTCTGACCCCATTCATTTAATGAAGTAGCGTCCGAAGTTAATCTTGCTGGAGAATCGCCAACAATAAATGCACTTAGTCCTCTATCATAGTTTAGACTGATCATTTCACCAATTAGTTCTGGATAACCTGGTGTAGCCATTAAGTTAAAGATACGTGATTCATCATCTCTAATGTCATCGTTACTATTAACTGTTGCTTGTAGTTGTTGTACAACAACTTTACGCTGTGCGTGTCTACCAAATGATCCGCTACCATCTTCTTGGTTAGCAGATTCAGTAACCCAACGATTTGCATCATAAGATGCCATTGATACGTCATTCATTCTTGGGTTATCAGCTGTTTTGTCAATGTAATTGCGTACAAATTTCTTAACGTTAAAGCCGCTTCTACGCATGTTCCAAAGTAGCATACCTCGTGGGTAAAGTGCTGGATCTGGAGCATCTGGATCTAAGAAGTCGCTGGATAGTAGTTCATCAATAGTAGCTTCTTCACTGCCACCTGTTGTATTCCAACGTGCATCTGCAAAAAGAACACCATTTTCTGTAGTTTGATCTGACTTATCAATTAGTCTCCATTCTTGAGCATCATTGTTCCAACGTCTAATAGTTGGATAATTTTCTAAGTCTGATGTATCAACCCAAATGTCTTGATCTACTGGACTGCTTGGCTCGCTTGCTGCAACGGTAGTACCATTACTTGAACTATGTAGTGTGTTATATCCTACCCAAGTAGTACCATTGTGTACCATCATGTCAACTTCGTCTACAACTGAGCTGTACCATAGTGTACCGTCTGCTGTTGTTGAAGTTGGAGCATCTGCTGAAGCAGTAAATGTTGTTACTGGTGCCCAGTTAGAAATAACTAGTTCATTAGTTGAGTCACCTGTTGGTGCATCATAAACATTATCAGCTGCACTTGTAAATCCTAGAAGTGTTAGTGGGCTAGTAGCCGAACCATCATCTAGTCTAATGTCGCCGCCTAGTGTATGCTCAATAACAACTTTGTTATTTGCATCTACTGAAGCAACAATATTAGTAAAGCCTGCTGCGTTAATAGCATCTGCCATTGTGTCTGCGTCAGCTGCTGTACCTGCTGCTGTAAAGCTAACAGTTTTTTGTGCGCTTAGAGCACCGCTTTCGCCTACTTTAGTTTCTTGTGCTTTAAATGAATATGTAGTTGCTCCTGTTAACTGAGCTGCTACTATTGCACTTGTAGCAGTTGTTCTGCCACTTGCTGCTCTTTTGAATACTTTAAAATCACCTAGTTTACTTGCTGCTTCAGTCCAGTTGTACTGTACATAAAGATCGTCAACTGCTAGGTTTGCTCCACCGCCGGCTTTATCTAGGCCTTCTAATGCTGCTTGGTTAGTAGCATAAATTGGTGCGCTAATTAGATCCCAAAGTTCAGTGTCAGCGTTCCAAGATTTAATTCTCCATCTTGCACCACTGTTTGGTTCTGTAGTTTTAATCCATATACTTCCTGTTGGACGTTCTGTTTGACCTGAACCTGATGATTTCCATTGTGGAACACTTGTATGAGGATCAATTGCTAGTGCTGGAACATTATATGTTGCTCCGCCTGCTGTAATACCTAATGTTGCTGCTAGGTTATTGTTACCTTCTGTAACTGTGAAACTTGAAGAAACACTACCGTCATTGTAAATTACTAACTGGTTGTTAACATTTGCTAATGAAACACCTGTACCACTTAGTGTAGTATTTGAATCAGTAACAATAGTATCTAGTGAAGTTGCTGATCCACCGCTTGCTGCTGCTGTAACATTGTAGTTATTGCCGCCGACGCCAATAACAAATGCATCAGTGTCAAGTAGTGAGCTTGCTACAGAACCTGTAACAACAACTGAACCAGTTACACTAGGAACGCTACCTACCCAGTCAGTTGAGCCAACTTGTACCCAAGTACCGCTTTGATTTTTATACCATACTCTGTATACAGTTGAAAGGCCTGCTGTAATAGCGTAGTCGCCAATTGCGCCTACTGAACCTTTTGGTGTATATGGAGTGCTACCGCTTGTTTTAGCAGAATCAGTAATTACAATAGGAGTCTTTACAGAAAAACTCTGTCCGCCTGCTGTTGACGCTGCTGCGCCATTCCACTCAAAAATACCAAATGCAGATGAAGCAGTATCTACCCAAAGAGCGCCGTCTGCTGGATCGCCTGCTGGTGCATCTGCTGTTGCTTGTAAAGAACCTAAGTCTACGTCTGCTCTGACAACCCATGCTCTGTTAGAAACACCAAGTAATGAGTAAGCTGCTTGTAATCCGTATTCATTAAGTTCTCCTGCATGAATTGGATTGTTGTTGTTATCAGTATAAAATACTGGATCTCCGAAGGTCTCTGTCAAATCGCGCTGCGAAGTAAGCAAGTAAGGCTTACCGGCATTTGCTTTTGTAGTACCTGGAGCAATACCTGTGCCAGCGCCATTAGTTTTGTTTTCGGCGGTGGCTACGAATATCATTGGAACTGTACCTGGCTCCGCTGGTGTGTAGAAACTTTCGTCTACTACGGATACCTGTACTCCGGGTGATGTTAGTGCCATTATATTTCTCCTATTAATAATGTTTGAGCGTTTGTTATAGTTATTTAGCAGACTTTGAATAATTTAATGGTATAATCACCTAGAAAAAGGCACCGAAAAGGTGAGGTAAATACAGTATGAGACCATTATGTAAGTGCGGACAGCGTCCTGCTGCTATAAATTATAAAAAAGACGGCAAGACATATTATCGAACACTATGTGAACGTTGTTTACGTAACGGCGTAGGGCACGGAATACCTAAATGGAAACAACGAGGGTATGAGAAAAAAGATATTTGTGAGAAGTGCGGATTTAAATCTAAACACACTGAGCAATTCAATGTATTTCATATTGATGGAGATTTAAATAATTGTCGTCCGACTAATCTGAAAACAATTTGTGCAAATTGTCAGCGTCTTCTTCAAAAGGACGGGGTGCGCTGGAAGCAAGGTGACCTAGTCCCTGATTTCTAAAGATAGTACGAATAAGAGTATCGACATTTCTTTCTAATCTTTTTAAGTCGCCATTATTGTCAATAGTGTAATCGCACATCCATTGTTCGATGCTCATTGAACTTGGATCTTCTGTAGGCAAATGATCTGTACGATCTATCCAAATAGCATAATCAAAAATTTCTTCGTTTTGCATGGCGAAGAATTCACGCTTGTTACGCAAGCCACAGTATATTTGATTTTGAGCAAACAGGTTGCGTCCAAGGCGTGCCAAATCATCTTTACAATAGTCGTGTATCATGTTGTACCACTCTGTACGATGATTGTGTCGATCTGCGTAACACTCTTCTTCGTTAGCGTAACCGTACTTGTCTTTTAGATCGTTGAATATAAACAACTCAGAACAGAATTTTGAACTTGACTGGAATGTGTAACCATATTTTTCTAACATTTCACAGACAGTATCTTTACCATGTCTGCCGTGTCCAACAACAAGTAGTTTAGGTAACATAAGTTAAATTATCCTTTGTATAATATACTTTACAGTATATAGAATAATTACGTTTTTGTCAAGTATTTTTTACTTTTTTGAGCTTGTCGTTTTGCCCAGGCTGCTTCAAAACCAATCTCATGCTGATATGCTTCAATGTTACCCCATAATCTTTTTACATAAGATTCATAAGTAGACATTATATCTTTTTCCTGCCATGATTCAGGGATGAGTTGACCTTTTACAATCCAATACAAACGATTTGCTTCTTTAAGTTGGAAGTATGTCATACTGTATTTACAGTAGACTTAGATTATAGCGTTAACATTAACCAATAGTGAAGCCGTAGCCGGCACCACCAGCAACAGCCATTGAAACATCTGCTTCTAGTTTTTCCATTTCAGCTTGTGCTTCTGCTTTTAATGCATCACCGTTAAGTGCAGAACCACCTTGTGGGCCAGCAATAGTAGCAAATTTACTACGTGCTTCGCCTAACATAAATTTACAAGCAGCAAGCGTGTAATCTTTAATCCATTGGCTTGCTAGATAATCGTTCAGTAGTTCACTATCAGGACGATAGTTGTAAACATAGAGAAGTAGATTTTCTTCAGTGCGTGGACGTTGTAACAGAGTTAACTTTTTACTAGTTGTATTCCATTTAAATTCAATAAATGAACCAAACATTCTGCCTACAAGTTCTTGGTATCCTGCAAACAGGTCATATGTGGCTAGACCTCCTAAATTGCTGCTTGACAAAAGATAAGTGTTTGTGTAAGCAAGATTGAATGGTTCAAATAATGTGCCGCCGTCACCGCCACCGCTACGTGAGCCAATGCTTCTACGGAATAATTTACGAACTTCTACTACTTCGTTTGGAAGTATGTATTCGTTTTGATCTTCAACAGTAGGCATAAACAAGTATGACTCTTCAACACTATTGTCCGAACGCTGTCTAAATTTAGCAAATGCTTTTTTTAATGCAGTTTCATAGTGGATAGGATCTAGCTCGACATCTACCATTCCTCCACCAAGGAAAGCATTTACATAGTCGAAAACTTCTTGTTTTTGTGTTTGCGATACTGCCATTTATGTTTCTCCGTTATAGTATTTATCTTTCGATAAATATGTGTATGCCAAGACTTAGTTTATATAAACCAGAGCGCGGTGCAGACTATAAGTTTCTGGATCGACAAATTAACGAAATGTTTACCATAGGTGGTACAGACCTTTTTGTCCACAAGTATATTGGTACGAATGACGGAACAACAGAAAAGGATCATACACAAATCCAAGATATGTTGTTTTTAGAAAATCGTGATATAAAATACGATCCAGATATCTATACAATTAGAGGCATTTATAATGTACAGGATATTGATTTTGATCTTAGCCAATTTGGATTGTTTTTAACTAATGATACATTGTTTATGACTGTGCATATTACAAGCTCAGTTGAAGCAATAGGACGTAAACTAATGCCTGGTGATGTAATTGAATTACCTCACTTAAAAGATGAATATGCACTAAACGACTTTAGTGTAGCACTAAAACGTTTTTATGTTATTGAAGATATTAATCGTGCTGCTGAAGGATTTTCGCCAACTTGGTATCCACATTTATATAGACTAAAACTTAAACAGATTGTTGATAGTCAAGAATTTAAAGACATTCTCGATTTACCCGCAAGTGAAGATCATCCAGAAGACGGCACATTGCGTGATGTATTAAGTACGTTTGAAGCAGAAATGCAAGTTAATGATGCTGTAGTTGCAGAAGCAGAAGCAAATACACCTAAGAGTGGTTATGCTGTAGATGAAAATTATTATACCCTTGCTGTAGATGAAAATACAGGCAGGAAAAAGATTCAACAAACAGATAGTCAAGGTAATGTTACAGATAAAGCAACTCCGACAAGAACCGGTTATAGTGGTCTTCTTATTGGAGACGAGTTTGCACCTAATGGCAGTAACTTTAGTAGTGGTATTAGTTTTCCACTTAATGCTGTTACAGGCGATTATTTTTTAAGAACAGACTTTTTACCACAACGTATGTTCCGCTATGATGGTAGACGTTGGTTAAAAGTACACGATGTTAAGAGAGCTCCAATGGACAACGGTACTACACAAACATTGCGTGGATCATTTATTAATGATGTAGACACCTACATCTACAACACACCAATTGCACAAGATTTTGTACGTCTAACTGTAGGACAAACTGTAATTAATACAGAAATTGCATACACAACTGCAAAATATCTCCAGATAGAATTTACATCAACTACAGGTGACGGATATATTAGATTACCATTTATAATTGAAGATTATCCTGGTATGCTTACAAGTTATGATGACAATGGAACCGAACGTGTTAAAATTACATTACCAGAAGATGTTGTTAAATATGAAGGATTATATAGTTTAACACTACATAATGTACGAACACAACAGCGTCAGGCGCTTTCTCAAGTATTAAGACCTAAGGCGGATAACTAATGGCTGAACACTTTTATGATGGACAAATAAGAAAGTATCTTGTACAAATGATGCGACTGCTTAGTAACTTTAGTTACAAGACAGGCGACGGCACTACTATACAAGTTCCAGTTATGTACGGGGATATGACTAGACAAGTAAGTGCTATCTTGCGTGATAATTCAGAAAATAAAATACCTAGTGCTCCTAGAATGTCTGTATATATTACAGGTTTAGATATAGACAGAGAACGTACTTCAGATGCTAGTTATACAAATAAAAGACATATAAGAGAACGTGTAAAAGATAATAGCGGTAATTATATTGATGATCAAGGACGTCAATATACTGTAGAACGTTTAATGCCTACACCCTACAAACTTACAATGAACTGTGATATATGGGCAACTAATACAGATATGAAGTTGCAAATAATGGAGCAGATTTTAATGTTGTTTAATCCAAGTTTTGATATACAAACCACAGACAACTATTTAGACTGGACAAGTTTAACTACAGTCATGCTAGATAGTGTTAACTTTAGCACTCGTACTATTCCAGTTGGCGTTGATAGTGAAATAGATGTTGGACAAATGACATTTAGTACACCAATTTATATTAGTCCTCCTGCTAAGGTTAAACGTCTTGGTGTTGTTACTAATATTGTTACTAGTATTTTTGACGGTGACGGTTATTATGACTTTGAAAAATTACTCGAAGGTACTAATCTGTTTAGTATTGGTGGATATACACAGTCGTTCGAAGACGGCGGCACACAGAACGAAGTTGTAGATACTGGTGCATTTCCAAATGACGGTGACGGTATATTAACTCCAAGAAAACAAGTTACACGAGTTAACAAACCAGTTGTAAAAAATCCATTACAAGAAAGAATTCTTATCTTAAACGGAGATGCACAAATATTAGATAATGGATTACCTAGTAATTTTAAATGGAGCGATTATTTTACAGAACTTACAGGAAAATATCAAGCAGGGTTAAGTATAATATACTTAAGAAAACCGGATATACAAGGGTTAGTTGCTGGTCGTATTACTATTAATACGCTAGACGAAACTAAACTTTCTATAGATTGGGATAGAGATACACTGCCTAGTAATACTACAATACAAGGTCCTGCAAGAGATACAAATCAATATTCAAGTGTAGACTTTATTATTGATCCGTTGCGTTATGATCCAAAATCAGATACAGGAAAAGCAGGTGTTAGATTACTACTATTAGGCGCTATAGGTGACGCTTCAAATACAGACGGAAGTTATGCTTGGAAAAATACTGATAACTCAGACTTTGTAGCAGGAGCTAATGATATTATAGAATATGACGGTGCAAATTGGCATATTGTGTTTGATGCAAGTAAAGAGTACTTGCCATACAACAACGAAACTATTACAACAGTATATACTACAAATCTTAACACAGGAGTTCAATACTACTGGGACGGTGATCAATGGCTATTAAGCGTAGACGGTGAATATGCCAAAGGTGACTGGACTATACGTCTAGACGGATAATTACTTGTATGAACAAGATTATCTGTAGTGGTGCTCTCTTTTACGCATTAAATACCAAAAGATTTTTATTCTTACACAGAGTAAACGGTAAAACAGCCGGTACTTGGGGTCTTGTAGGTGGCGGCACAGAAAACGGTGAAACACCATTTGAAGGTTTAAAAAGAGAAATACAAGAAGAAGTAGGTAATATTCCTAAAATTATAAAAACAATTCCTTTAGAAACATTTGTTTCTAACGATTCAAAATTTAATTTTCATACATATCTTGTAGTTATAAAAGAAGAATTTTTACCAACGCTAAATTCAGAACACAGCGGGTATGCATGGGTTGAATTTGGTTGTTGGCCAAAAACTTTACATCAAGGCTTAAGAAATACACTACAGAATAAAACCAATTTAAATAAACTTGAAACAGTATTTCAAGTAATTGATCTATTAGAGGTTTAAATGAAAGACAATATAAAACAACACGACTGGGGCTATGAAATAGCTTGGGTAACAAAAGATACATACTATAGTAAAATTATTGCATTTAATAAACCTGCTAGAACAAGTATGAGCTTTCATAAATTAAGAAATAAGAGTTGGTTTATAAATGACGGACAATTTAAAATTAGATGGATTGATACTAAAACTGGTCAAGCGTATGAAAGCGAACTTAAAGAAGGATTAACTTTCGATGTTCCTGCACTTATGCCTATAAGTATTGAGTGTATAAGTCCTACAGGAAGTTTTACCGAAGTCGGTGATGTTTCAAAAACTGATGATGCATATCATCTTTCTCCAACAGGAGTAGCAAATGATTCCACGCCTTAAGTATTCTCAAAAATATATAAATGAATTAGAAAAATTTAAAGATGGTGTTGAAAAAATTACCAATCAAGATTCTAAAAATAAAGGACAATTACTTCTTAAGCAACTTCAAGATAAAGTAGATCTAATAGATAGTTTACACAGTGATACAGGGTTTACTAATCTTAAGTTAACCAAAGAAGAAATTGCTAATACTGTTAAAATAAGACACCAGTTAGCACAACTAATTAAATAGTTGAGAATCTTTTAACTTGAATAGATCCTACCATTGCAGGGTGTGCTGTACACTGATATCGATACCCTCCGGAAATGTTTTCTGGAATTCTCCAATATAACGTTCCGTCTGACCAACCTTGAGCTTGTGATCCAGTCAATACTCTGCCTTCATTTGATACATGAAACACTCCGGTATTGTACTGATTGCCTAATGGATCTTGTATTTCAAACGGGTGTCCTGTTGCGTTAGTTAAGTCAAATGATACTGTTGTTCCTGACAATACATAGATTGTTGGGTTATTTGCAGAATAGTGTGGTTGGAAAGTATATGCTGTGATGCCAACACTACCTACTTTAAATTGTACCAATGTAGGTTCTACAATGTTGTTGATTGTGAAGAATCCTGTATCGCCTCTAATAATATTAGGAAATGCATTTTCCCATTCAGTACCATTCCAATATAAAACAGAACCCTTTGCATCTAATGGCGCATTTTGTGCCCAAGTAAATGCAACATCTGATAAATCTTCAATTGAAGTAGGTACAACAGGAGGTGTATAACTAAACACACCTGATGTATTATTATATGTTAGTGTTCCACTGCCGCTTGCTGTATTCTGTGTAACGCTTAAATCAGTTAATGAAATACCTCCGCCGCCGCTTGCTACTGATGCAGGCTCCCAAACACTGTTAGTTGAATTCCATGAAAGTACTTCACCGTTGTTAGGAGCCGATGTTGTTGTGTCAACATCGCTTAATGCATCTATGCTAATAGAGTTTAGATCTGTTGCACTAACGCTGGTAAGATAAGAACCTAAATCACTTATTTGACTTTCTGTAATACTTAATGCACTTTGGTGTTGTGTTACTGAACTTTGTGTAATGTTTGCATTAGGTACATTTGCCCATGTAACTGCTGCTGTTAAATCGTTTGTTTCTGTATAACTTGTTAAGTAACTTGACAAATCAGGTGGTGTATAACGGAACACACCTGTTGTATTATCATAACTAATTGCACCGTCACCGCTTGCTGTTAGTTCGTTACCTACACTAAAATCTGCTAGTGTTGCAACTGTAGGAGTATTAGTAAAGTTATTGTAGTCTAGATAATATGTACTGTCAAATCCGTCTAATGTATCAGCGTCTAATCCACTACCGCCAGATGTTACGTCAAATCCTGGTGCCCAATGATTACCGTCCCATTTAAGAACTTGTCCAACTGCCGGTGCAGATGATGTTGTATCAACATCACTTAAAAAATCAATACTAAATGATACTAAATCTATATGTAGGTCATTGCTGTCTGTAGTGAGTTCTGTAGCAATGTTTGTTCTACCCAAAACATTTAAAGTATCTGAACCACTTGCTGCATATTGTCCATCGTCTGTAACAACAGTACTAAAAGCATTAGTAACACCACCTGTTACATTTGCATTAATAGTTAGCGTATCACCGGTGATTGCTGTTGTAACATTTGAGCCGCCAGCAACAGTTAATGTGTCGTTGTTTATATCTGCTGTTGTGCTTCCGGTATCTGCTGCTATTGTATTAAATGTGTTAACATTTACCGATACTTGTGCTGGAACAACATTCCATACAGTGCCATCAAACTCCCAGGTGGTTCCGCCCGATGTATATTGGTCTCCTATCGAAGGACTATCTGGAAAATTTAAAGCCATGTTGTTTTTATCCTCTTTATCATATTTATGCTATAATGTCTAGTGGTTCGTTTACCAAGAAACCAAAAGAGTTATTTACGTCTAATTCTAAAACTGTTCCTGTATTAGCACTAACATTTGACACTGTTGTACTTGCACCAGAATTTCTACCTTGAATATTAAATGGTGTTGCAGGATTAGAGGCAAATACAGCAGTTACTTGTATAGCAATACCTGATACAATACTGCTTACTGTTACGTTTGTTCCATTATCATCTAACCAAGCACTTGTACTAAGAACTATCCCCCTGTCATTAACAGTGGGAACAATTCCTGTATAACTCATAGATCCAACAGTGTTATAAGGATTAGTTACTCCATATCTACTATAAATTATACGTTGTGTTGACCCCATTAAACTTCTAAAGTCGTTGTAATCATTTGTTAATCCTGTTGTTGCTACTACACTTTTTGCATCATTTAAAAGTTTATTTTTTAAATAAGCAGGAGATACTCTTGGATTAGCTTGTAAATGTAATGCTAGTAAACCGGCTACTTGAGGAGCAGCCATACTTGTCCCCCCAATACTCATTATTTTATAATTTGAATTACCTGGATAATCAAACGTAGTATAACCAGATGCTTCATTGCTTGATGTACTCATTATACTTTCACCAGGTGCCCATATATTAACCGCAGGACCTTTTTTACTACTTGTTCTTGGTTGATCTAAACTACTTCCATTTACAGTGCTATCAATGTTACCTACAAAAAATGCATTATCACTATACGGACTACCTGGGCGATGATATAATCTAGAACTTCCGTCAAAATTAGCAAAATTATTATAATCTGTTCCGGTTGCTAAATCAGCTTTATAGTAATCATTTCCTGCTGCAATAGTAATATGAATTCCTGCATCTATCATATCTTCAACTTCTGCATTTGAAAAGGCATTTTGTGCTGGAAAAATTCTAGTACCGCCCAATGGAATCATTATTCCATAATTTAATAAAAGGTCAGCATCTGATTGACCGCTGTATGTCCACGGAGTACCTTGATATGTTCCTCCTGTTGGAGCTGATGTAGAAGTATTTAAATACCCCCAACTCATGTTAACAACAGTAGGACGTCCACTTACTTTATTTAAATGCCACAAACGTATAGCATCAAATGCATCAGCAATTGGAATGCCAGTACCGTCAGTGCCTGTTGGTGTTTCTAATCCTTGCAATTTCATTGAATATATAGCAGCACCTTTTGCCCATCCATAAGTTTTACCTGCTGCTATACCTGCACAATGAGTTCCATGTCCGTCTCTGTCTCTGTAAAAATCTACACTTTGAGTTCCGGTTAATCCACTTAATCCATACCAATCAATTTGTACAAGTCTTGTAGTTCCTTCTGAACTTTCCCATTCTGGATGTCCTGGCTGTATACCGCTATCCATAATAACAATATCAACGCCTGACCCGTCTAATACATAATCATAATTTCCTGCTACTGTTCTACTAGAACCGTATACATTTGTTGTTTCTATACTACGTCTTAAACCCCAATTAACATCATTAACACTACTAAACCCTCTATAAAAGGTTCCTTCTTGATATGATCTAAACCCAATTTCAATGTCGTCTCTTTGATCTGGCGGTAATTCAACTGCTTCAATCCTAGGATCGTTTTCTAATTCTCTTGCTTCTTCATCTGTAAGATACCAATGAGTTATGCGGTTTGATCCTAATCTTGGATTTGCTATTTCTACTGTTCTATTTGGTATTGATTCAACACCGTATGTTGCAGACATTTCTGCATCAAGTTCAGCTAGGTTTACACCACGTTTAACAATGACAGCATATTCTTTTTCAACCATACTTAAAACTCGTATATCAATATTATTACATCGCCTACATCTACTGAAGCGCCGTCGCCTTCTCTATAAAGTATCATATCAAAGCTAGATGTACCTCTTGTAATTGGAATATAAACTCCTGTAGCATTTGTATAATCATTAATAGTTGCTACTACTTGATAATCGCTTACTGATGCATATGCTGAACTAAAACTAACAGTATAGTCACCTGACGCATTTTGTGTTACACCACTGATTCCTGAACTTCCTGTCCAGGTAGGGGATGCACCTAGTGTTACATATCCTCCATGAACCGGAGTAGGAACACCGTTAATTGTAACACCGTCTGGTGCTGTTATACTAAATGAACTTGTGCTATCAATTTGGGGTGTGCCAGCATTTGATGTTTCTAACGTATCAACAGTTAATGTGTTATTAATTGTAACAGCATCATTTGTAGTTGCACCTCTTGCAGTAATATTTGCTAGGGTTGATGTTTCTGTATAACTTGTTAGATAGCCGCTTAAATCTGGTGGAGCATAACTAAACACTCCAGTTGTATTATTGTAAGCTAAAGATCCGCCGCCATTAGCGGCATTCTGTGTTACACTTAAATCAGTAAGTGCTATTCCGCCGCCGCCACCTGTTGCTTGTAAATCAGCAGCAGGCGCCCAACTAGTTCCATTCCATTTTAAAACTTCGCCACTACTTGGTGCAGTTGCACTAACATCTGTTAAGTCTGACAGTGTAGTAGGTACAGTTGGTATAGTTGGTGTGTTTGTAAAATTATTATAGTTTAGATAGTAGGCAGAACCTTGTCCATTGAGTGTACTAGCATCTGACGAACTACTACTTCCACCACCACCAGTTGTTGCAGGTTCGATCCATTGACTACTAGTTCCATCGTTAACATAAATGTATAATTTACCAGTTTCTGTATTAAGCCATAAATTACCTGAGCTTGGATCACTTGGCACAGTGTCTGATACGTCTACTGTTGCGCCGCCACCGCTAAGATCTACGTCTTCAGGCATAAAGTGTTCGTGTTCCGCACTCCATACTAGTATTTGACCTGGAGTAGGCGGAGTCAAGTACATTACATCGCTGAATGCACTGATACTAATTCCACTTAAATCTGTATTTTTTACAAATGCACTAGTATCAACGTTGTTTAAGTCTGCTCGTGCTAATTCAAATCCAGCGACATCTTCAGATCTTCCGCTATAAACTCTTAGTGAATTTGAATCTCTAGAAAAGAATACTTCACCGCTAGAACCAACGTTTCTGTCAAGAAAGTCTGTTGCTCTAGGAATTATTCGTATTCTGTCAACAATAGGTGCTGTACTCGATCCTGCCACATTAATCTCCTAAATCTATACTGTATTTATTTAGAATCAGTAGCGTCCAACACCTAGTATATAAACTCCATTCCACCAACCGTTTTCGTTTTCAACTAATTCTTCAAGAATAATACGTTCAAAATGTATATGTAACCCACTTTCTTCTAATGCTTGTTTGGCGCCTTCTACAGTGCCATCAAAATTTGCATCGTCAACTATTACTATTGCCTGATTAGAAAGTGCAGGAGCATAATGTTTGATTGCAGCTTTGGTTTCATTTTTGCCGTGAGGACCATCATAAAAGAAAACATCAATAGGTTTAAAATCTGAAATGTCAACTTGATATAAATCACCATCGTAAATTTTAATATCGTTATCACCTTGATGTACTTGTATGTTTTTAAGAAAATCTTCTTTACTGTTTGGTGGTAATCTTGGATGATCCTCTCTAACAGGTTGAAC